CAATAGCCAACCGAAGTTTCTCCTGCACCTCAAACACAACAGGCGTATTCATGGTGCTTTTGTACGATTGCAAAATCAGTTGATTAAGCACGTCATAGCTGACCTGAAGTTTGTCTCCGATCTGCTGAAGATCCAAGTTTTCCTCTTCCCGAAGACGACGCACTTCCAGTGCAACATCTTCCAGCTTGCGCATGGTGCTACCGGGAAGGGCAGGGTTAGCCTTTTGCGCCAAAGGCTTTACGCTGACCTCAGCGTCAGCAAGTTTACGAGCGGGCATGAAACTGGTACGTCTCTACGTGTTACAGAATAATCGCCGCTGGTATGAAGACATCCCGCACGGCAACCACTTAGAACGCACCGCCGAACTGGAAATGGAAGGAGCAACTATTTACCACGCATCTGTGGTTAACGCACAGGTACAACCAACCGGAAGACGCAGTAGGGCTAAACTTAAACAAAGGATGTACTAAGCCGTGGCCGCGACTATTGATGCCACTTTGAAGGGCGCGTCGGCCAACAGCTACGTCACGCTGGCCGAGGCCAACACATATTTCGAGACGGTGCCGGATTCGAGCACCTGGACAGACAAGGCCGACGACGCCAAAAACCGCGCCATCATCTCCGCCACCCGCTGGATCGACGCGCTGAGCTTCTACGGCAACCGCTGCACCGAGACCCAAGCACTTAAGTGGCCTCGCGAGGACTACAAGGTCGACGGCATTGCACTGGCGTGCACGCTGATTCCTGAGCCCATCAAAGTCGCCACCTACGAACTGGCACGCGCCTTCGCTAACGACACTGACGCCATCACCGGCAGCACCGGCACCACCGGCCTTTACGACCAAGTGGAACTGGGCGAACTGAAGGTCAAGTACAAGCCCAGCTCCATGACTCCGGGCATGGTCAACAACGTTTTCGACCTCTACCCCTGGCTACAGACCTACCTCGGCCCCTACTGCATGGGTGGCGCCACCAACTACGCCGTTCGCCTATTCCGAGGCTGATATGGGCCTAATCGACACCACATTCGCCCCATTGCCCACCTCAATCCTTGCGGATTGGGGCCAAAACATCACGTACATCAAAACCACCACGCCCCGCACTTACGACCCCACCACAGGCAGTGTCACTGGTGCCGACACCACCGTGACCGTCAAGGGCGTCATTTTGCGCCTCAACCCACGCGAATCCGAAGGCTTGTACCAGACCACTGACCTTAAAGTCATCATCGGCAGCAGCGAGCTTGGAACGTATTACCCAACCGAAGCCGATCGCATCCAATACACCCAAGCCGGCGTCACCCGCGAAGCCAAGATCATCGCCATCACCAGTTATCGCGGCGACAACCCTGTAATGCACACCCTCATCGCGAGGCCCCAATAATGGCACGTAAAGGCTTTTGGCGCGGCGGAATTAACTTCTTACAAGAAATAGATCGTATTGCGGCTACAACTGCATACAACGGTCCTAAAGCTGCTGCAGAACGCATTGTTCGTGAAATGCAGCAAGCTGGACCCAGCTGGACCGGCAAATTCTCAAATTCCTGGCAAATTCAAACACCTACGCGTCTTGTACAAGGGTCAGGCTCTCCGGGAGAACCTCAACCAATACGAACACCGTCAGTTACAGGGCAAGAAGTAACACGTAATGTGTTACTAAACGACAACGTAGTATTTACAATTTCTAATTTTGCAGAGCACGCTTTAGAAGCTATAGACGCAATTGAGCATGATCGCGCATACTACGCTCGCAGAAAGACACGCGCACCTCAAACCCAGTTAGGTCTTAGTAAATGGCAGCTCATCGATGAACCTAGGCGTAAAACCAGTGTCCGTGGGCAGATCGGAGGAGGTGAGCAGGGGCAAGACTCCAGTCGTACAGCACCTTTAGACTGGTTTGCCACGTATGCCAGTAGAGAATTGGGACGTGCTATCCAAATCGAGATGGATTCTGCGTTACGGAGGAGATTTAGATGAACTACCAGGCAATCCGCGCCGCTGTCGAAAATCCGCTGCTGTCGGCCTTTAGCGGACTAAGCCCGGCAGTACCTGTCTATTTCGACAACATCACAGCAGTCCCACCTAACACCACCACTGAATACGTTCGCGTCAATGTTACTTTCGGCATTACCAACGAACCCACGCTTACGTCCAGCGTTGATAATGCGCGGGGCGCAGTTGTTATCCGCGTTTTTACAGAAAAAGGCCGTGGTCCCGCCCGCAACCAAACCCTGCTGACAACCGCCGTCAATGTGCTGGAGACACTCAACGATTCCACCAAGAGCACCACGGGCGTGTACTTCAAAGTTGGTGAAATCAACGGCCCAACATTTTCAGCCACAGAAGCATCACCGCACTTTATGGGCCGAATTGATACCTCTTACGTCGCTACTGTTCTTTCGTAGAAAGAGTAAAGACCGGCGCTAACCTGTATTAAGCCGGGCAGTGCCCGCCCACAAAGTCGTCTTTGGTAAGCCAATGGCCACCACCGTTCTGTCCGGCACGTCCGGCGCCCTCTACTACAAGCCCGCTGGAACCACCGGTACATTCGGTGAATCTGGCGTAAACACCGGTACTGACACCATTACCGTCGCCCCCTACCTGAACTTCAAGGCAGGGGATCCCGTGGTGTTCAGCATCGTCAACAGCCAAACCGGCGGCTCCGGCTCCGGCACGCTTCCTGCCGGTCTCAGCCTTGTTACCGTCTTTTACGTCAAAACCTATACGGCCAGCACCGGTGCACTGGTTGTCGCCACTGATGCAACCTTAGGCACTACGGTCGACATCACCGACGACGGCACCGTTGCCGCCCCCAACGAATTCCAAGTTGCTTACGCCGACTACGCCGTTGTCGGCCAAGTTCGCGACTGGAGCTTTGAAATCAGCCGCGCTGAAATTGACGTAACCACCATCGGTCAAACTCCTGGTCAGTACGTTCCTTTCCGCAGCTACATCTCTGGCTTCGGCGACGGTAGCGGCACTGCAACGGTTTACATGACCAATGAGGACGCCGCACTGTCCAACCGCATGATTGAGGACGTGCTGCAGCGCCAGCAAACCGGCGCCGCCTTCAAGCTGTACACCGACCGTGTGTTCAGCGGGGGCACCTTGAGCGAGAGCCTGAGCCGCTCTATCGCCTTTGATGCAGTGCTGACTTCGGCCAGCCTGAACATCAACCCCGACGACGCTCAATCGGTGACCGTCAACTTCCGTCCTGCCGGCACCCCCACCTTCGACTTCGCCACCACCTGATAATCTGCTGGTGCAGTCAGGTTCAGCACCCCGGCTTAACCGCCGGGGTTTTTTGTATCTAGTCCGCTACAGTAGTGCAAGAAAGTACAGGATTTCATGCCTGCCTCAATTCCAGTCCGCGCTATTGATCGCCTGCGTAAAGCAGCGAACCTGGAGCCGGTCAAAAAACAAGTTGAGTTGTCTGACGGCAGCGTTTTTGAGATGTGGGTGGCACCCCTAACGATGGCCGAGCGCGAACGCGCCCAAAAGCAAGCCAAGTCCGACGACGCCAACGCCTTTGCACTCCAACTGCTGATCGCTAAAGCCCTCGACGAAAACGGCAGCAAACTGTTCAGCGCCGGCGAAATCGACGTGCTGAAGAACGAAGTCAAGGACAAAGATCTCCAAGCTCTAATGCTGGCAATCCTGACTGACGACGGCGAGCCCATCGACCCCAAGAACTAGCCAAGGAGCTTCGCCAGGACAACTGGCTCCTGCTCCAGTTCGGCGTCGCCAAAGAACTTGGCCTGAGCCTGGGTCAAGTCCGCAGCATGATGACCGCCGAAGAACTCCTTGGCTGGAGCGCCTACTTCCAAATCCTGAACGAGGATCAGCAAAAAGAAATCGACAAGGCCCGACGCCGCCGCTAGCCCGGCGGCTTTTTAACGCCTTAAACTGAAGTACCAGAGTGTGACTAGACGCCGTGGCTGCCTACAGAGCTGACATCGAAATCGGCGTAAAAGGTCTAAGGCAAGTTGAACTGCTGCAACGTAAAGTAAAAGAAGTATCAGATACTATTACAGATTTAGCTTTTAAACGGTTTAATGTCAACGACAAATTACTAAAAAGATCCCAGTTTTTTGTCGACCAAGAACGTAAACTACTAGCCGCAAGAACAAAATACAACAGAGAGTTACAAACATCTGTCCGCTTAGCGGTCGCATTTGATCAAAAGGTACGCCGCTCTTTAGCTTTTGCGGCAGCAGCCCAACAAGTTCGGGCTAGAGCTTTACCGGGCAGTAGCCCTATTGGACTACTGCCAGCGCAGGCTGGGGCAACTGTGTTTCGCCGTGCTGAAAAGCGTGCTGCACGTATCGATAGTGCTTACGCTCGCCTAGCGGCAGCAGCCGAAGGCACCACAGGTGAATTTGTACGCATAGCCCAAGAAGCGCGTACGTTTAAAGCGCTGCCTGCTGCGGGCAAAGCAACAGTAAACTACTTCCAAATTGCTGAAACAGCCGCCCGAGCTATCGACAAGCAGAATGCGGCTAACGCTCGTTATACCGCGGCATTAAACAAACTAGCGACAGCCGCTGAAGGAACATATAGCACTTTTACGCGTTTTAATGCAGGGATGTCGAATATAGCCGGGTTGCTATCTCCAGCACGTATTGCTGGTTTACTGCCCGCTGGTATTGGTGGTCAACGTGCGCTACCTCCTGCACGTATTGCAGGCATGTTACCTCCAGCCGGATTTACGACAGCTACCGGTGGAGCACTACCTTTTTCTGCTGCAACAGGAGGAAGAGGAGTTACTGCGGGGCTTAACTTTAATGGATTTAGTTTTGGCCCCCGTGCGCAAAACATTGCCCTTGGTGCAGGATTTCCATTGTTGTTTGGCGGCGGACCCGGAGCCGTTCTCGGTGGTGCATTGGGAGGTCTAGTGCCAGGTAGAGGTGCTTTTGCTGCGCAAATTGGTCTCAGTGCTATCGGACAACAAATAGATCAATTTATTGCTAGAACAGCGGAAGCCGGGGTAGCACTTACATCTACAGCAAAAACAATGGAGTTTATGCGCGAGAAAGCGCTGTTTTCTAGTACGGCTGTTGAAGATCAAGCTATAGCTCTAGAAGAGCAGGGGGAGGTTACTAAACTTGCGGATTTACTTACCAAAGATTTAGCAAAGAGCATCGGAGGTGAAGGGGTACGCGCTTTACAAAACCTTGGGGACGAAACTAACAACCTTACAAAGGAATGGAACACTTTAACAGCTCAACTATTTGCACTTGTTTCAGGCCCGTTGGCTGCGTTCATTGGTGCGCTAAACAGTTTCCTTGGCGGAATCACAACTGAAAATCGTTTGGCTACTTTACGCCGAGAAGTTACACCAGCTCAACAAGCCCGCTTGGCACAAATTACACGCGAAGAACGCGGAGGCAAAAAAAGAAACGTACGAGGAGGCGGAACTGAATTTGTAGCCGGCCTTGAAACAACACAGGTGAGAGAGAACATCCTTAAACGCGCTGAAGCTGAAGGTATTACAGTGCCAGCACCTAAGGGAAGAGTTACGTCTGAGGATATTAGAACCATTACTCCTCCGAAAGGAAAAACATCCGCAGTAGATAAAGCAGCACAAGAAGAAGCTCGTATGCAGGCACGTTTGCAAAATCTACTGATTGAGACAAACGCAATACAAAAACAACAAAATATAAAAGAAAAAATAGCTCAAGCTGAACTTGTTAATGATAAGCAACTTGCCGTAAGACTTCAAGGCGAGGAACGAAGCCAGCAACTTGTTAATAATTTACAAAAGGCCCTTGTCGGTGTTACTGACGAACGCGAACGTCAAGCATTGCTTACCAAAACAGCGGCAGAACTTGATGCAGCGCAAAGCCGAACTGCCGATGAATTAAATAGGTTAGAAAACGAAAGAAAAACAGCTATCCAAGATGTGGTAAATCAGCTTGACATGGAACTACTACGACTTGGAGCAAACACAGACGCTAAAAAGCAAGCCCTGGAATTTCTTGAAATTGAAAACAAGCTTAAATCTCGTGGCATTGCACTGACTGATGCAGACGCAAAAGCATTACAAGATAAGCTTGCAGAAGTACAAAAATTAAGTAAAGAACAGGCTGCGCTTAATGCAAAACTTGAAATGGAAAAAGAGTTATACGAAAATATGGCTAATGCTGTTGCTAGTACATTTAGTTCAGCTTTTGATGCTGCCGTTAAAGGTACAGAAAATCTAGGCGAGGCCCTTAAAGGCCTTGGAGCTGATTTGCTGGCGACAATCGGCAAGATGCTAATTATGTATGGCATTGCCCAGGCACTTGGCGCAGCTGGCGGTACAGACGGGCGTGGAATCTTTTCTTTCCTTGCCAAGGGGTTTGGGTTTAAAGGGGCTAAAGAAGGTGCTTATTGGCCGGGTGGTTTTCAAGCTTTTGCTGACGGTGGCGTAGTAACTCGCCCGACAATGGGCTTGATCGGCGAAGGTGGCGAACCGGAATACGTGATCCCCGCCAGCAAGATGCGCACAGCAATGAGCCGCTACTCAGCCGGCGCCCGTGGTTCCGGTGTTATCCCCAGTGGTGGCGACCAAGCTGCTGGTGGCGGCACTGGCGGCGGTGTTGCCACAATGGAACCAATCGACGTTCGTTACA